CTTGGCGCGCTTCTCGCGGAGTTCCTGAATACGGTTCATGTGATTTCCTCCTCATGCTTTTAAAAGATTGAGCCGCTGCTCGAGCGGCTCTAAAGGGTACTTCGGTTCGGGTTTCGGCAGCTTGCTCAGCAGCGAATTCGTGACCGCCCTGCGGCTGAACTGATAACTGTTGGCCGGGATATCGTCCTCGGGCAGCGCCGCTTCGCGCGTCAGCACGCCATCGGCAAAGCCCAGCTCGATCGCCTTTTGCGCGTTCATCCACGTTTCGGCGTCCATGAGATGCGAGATCTTCGCCCGGGACAGTCCTGTTTTCAGGGCATACGCGTTGACGATGCTCTCCTTGACCTCGTCCAGCATGGCGATCGCTTTCTGCATTTCTTCGCTGTCGCCGATCGCGACTGTTAAAGGATTATGGATCATCAGGAGAGCCGTCGGAGCCATGAGCACTTCGGTGCCCGCCATGGCAATGACCGACGCGGCGCTCGCCGCGATGCCGTCGACCTTAACGGTGACACTGCCTTTGTACTCCATGAGCATGGTGTAGATCTGGCTTGCTGCGACACAGTCGCCGCCCGGACTATTGATCCAAACAACAACGTCGCCCGTTCCGGCGTTCAGTTGCTCTCTGAACGCTTTCGGGGTGACGTCGTCGTCGAACCACGATTCCTCGGCGATCACGCCGTCGAGGGTCAATGTACGGGTGCCGTCTTCGTTTCGCACCCAGTTCCAAAATTGTCGTTTCAAGAAGAATCCTCCTTTTTCTGCTGGGCACTCCCGAAAAGCCCTGCGTCTTGAAGTTTTGTCATAGCGCCGTTGATCAGGTACAAATCCCCGCCGAGTTCCGGCGCGATACGATCGAGGTTTTCCAGCTCGCGGATATCGTTCGCGCTCATCCAGCCGTTCTGCCGCGCGGTCGCGTAGCCGCTCATACGGGAGGCATAGTCGCCGCGGAGAAGTCCGTCAACATTGAACTTAATGAAGTACGCCGGCTTCTCGCTTTCACTCAGCAGTACCCGGCACATGCTCTGCTCCCAGCGCACAACCCAGGGATCGAGGGTATACTTCACGAATTCCAGTGACTGCTGCTCAATGTTGCTGAACGACGATTTCTCCAGATCTGCCAGCATGTGCGGCGGGACGCGGAAGATGCGCGCGATCTCGTTGATCTGAAATTTGCGCGTCTCCAAGAACTGCGCCTGTTCCGGCGCGATTCCAATGGGCGTATACTTCATGCCCTCTTCCAAGACTGCTATCTTGTGTGAATTCGCGCTGCCCTGATAGGCCGAGTTCCAGCTTTCCTTGACCCGAATCGGGTCTTTGATCGTTCCGGGGTGTTCCAGTACGCCGGACGGTGCCGCGCCGTTGGCGAAGAATTTCGCACCGTACTCCTCTGTCGCAATCGCCAATCCGATCGCATTCTTCGCCATGGCGATCGGGCTGTAACCGATCAGACCGTCGAATCCAAGTCCGGGGATGTGCAGCACGTCTGTCGGCGCTAGATAAATCCGACTCTCCGAGCCGAGCGTCTTTGGATCCTCCGCCCCGCGCTGATACGAATAAAAAAGCCGGCCGTTTTGATCACGGTCGACTGTCATTTTGTTCGGCATGAGCGGGTAGAGCGCGATCACCTCGCCTCTGGCGTTTCGGATGATCTGTGCGTAGGCGTTCCCCCACAAGAGCAAGTGGCTCATGAGCGTTTCCCGAAACGCGAAGCTCGTCATCTCGGGGTTCGGCTCATCGTGCAGCAGCCGGTACAGAGGGTGCTTGAACGCTTTCTCCTTCCCGCCGCTGTCGTTGTACCGATAGACGTTCAGCGGCAATCCCGCGACGGCTTCGGATAAAATCCTCACGCAGGAGTACACCGCTGTCATCTGCATGGCAGTCGTTTCATTTACCGGCTTTCCACTGGATGTGCTGCCGAAGAAGAAACTGTAAAAACTGCTGCTTAAATAGTTCTTCGGTTTGTCGCGGGAGTGAAAGAGTGATTGAAAGCGATTCATGTTTTCTACTTCTCCAGTCATCCGATTTAATCTGAAATAAATCTAAAAGCACTTTTTCAGATAAACTTCAGCATTCTGCCTTATCCTATGGGTGTCGAAACCAAGCAAGCCGAACGGGTGGTGGTCGGATCGGCAAGTAGGGCAGACAGCAGAACTTTTTCATTTTTTCCTTCCTTTGATGAAACGCCGCGCATAGGGCACGCGGCGTTTTGTCGTTTAAAAGACCAATAGACCGCGATTGTTATATACACTTTCGTTCTCGCCGCCACCATTCCGTAGCGCCCTATCCAGCGCCATAATCGTCGCAACAGCGCCGTCGATTTTCTCGGTGCTTTTTTCTTTGTCCGGCTTGATGTTCCCCGCCGGATCGGTGCGGATGTAGATGTTATCCATCATCCAACGGAGCGCCGGTTGTCCGCCATGCGCGATCCGCTGTTCCAGCGTAAGCTTCATGAGCTCCTTTGTCGGCGGGGACATATCCTTGAATCCCTGACCAAACGGGACGACTGTGAATCCCATGCCCTCGAGGTTCTGCACCATTTGCACAGCGCCCCACCGGTCAAACGCAATCTCGCGGATGTTATATTTCAAGCCGAGCTGTTCGATGAACGTCTCGATGAAGCCGTAATGCACGACATTGCCCTCGGTCGTCAACAAAACGCCCTGCTTCTCCCAGAGGTCGTAATTCACGTGATCGCGCCGAACACGAAGGTCGATGTTCTCCTCTGGTATCCAGAAGAATGGCAGGATCACATATTTATCCGTCTCATCCTGCGGCGGAAACACGAGCACAAACGCCGTGATATCCGTGCTGGAGGAGAGATCTAAGCCGCCGTAGCAAGCGCGCCCTTCAAGCGATTTCGGATCGACGTGAAATGCACATTTATCCCACACATCCATCGGCATCCAGCGGATCGCCTGCTTGACCCATTGATTCAACCGAAGCTGGCGAAACGCGTTCTCTTCGGCGGGATTCTGCTGCGCGCTTTCACATGCGGCTTTCACTTTGTCGATCCCTACCGTAATGCCAAGCGACGGATTCGCTTTCTTCCATACTTTGGGATCCGTCCAGGAATCGTTTTCTTCGGTGCCATAGATTACCGGGTAAAACGTCGGATCCGTTTTCCTGCCATCTAGGATATCTTTCGCTTTCGAATGCACTTCCCAGCAGATAGAGTTCGTGTTGTCACCGGCTGTGGTGATCAGAAAGTACAGCGGCTGCATGCGCGCGTCGCCACTGCCCTTGGTCATAACGTCAAAAAGGCGCCGGTTCGGTTGTGTGTGTAGCTCATCGAAAATGACGCCGTGAGTATTGAAGCCGTGCTTGCTGGCGACATCGGCGCTGAGCACCTGGTAGTAGCTCCCGGTCGGCAGGTATACCAACCGCTTCTGTGACGCGAGTATCTTTACCCGCTTCGCCAGCGCGGGACACAGGGTCACCATGTCCTTAGCGACCTCGAACACAATCGACGCCTGCTGGCGGTCGGCGGCGCACCCATACACTTCGGCGCGCTCTTCATTATCGCCGCAGGTTAAAAGCAGCGCGATCGCGGCAGCGAGCTCTGATTTTCCATTCTTCTTTGGTATTTCGATATACGCCGTATTGAACTGGCGGTATCCGTTCGGTTTTAGAATTCCGAACACATCCCGGATGATTCGCTCCTGCCAGTCGATCAGTAAAAAAGGTTGACCCGCCCAGGTGCCTTTGGTGTGCGAGAGACACTCAATAAAAGCGACGGCGTTGTCCGCCGCCTGCTTGTCGTACACAGAGTTCTTTGCTTTGAACGGAGTCGGCACGTATTTTTTCAGTTTTCGAATCAACGTCGCCTCCTCCTTTGGAAATCAAAACGGAGGCCCGCGTGAGCCTCCGTGTCTGGTTTGGTTTGATTATCCTACGCCGTTGGGGCGACCGCGCCATCCGCTTAATGAACCGCTCAGTGGCGGCGACGTTGCCCGACGCGGCGTTACCCAAATCTAGGAGTCTGATACTTCTTCGTTTTCATTCTGTACTGCTTTCATGAGAATTTCCGTGTCGAATCCTGCCGCTTTGTATCCTTCCAGCACCGTGCTGTAATAGAACGCACTTGGTTTCCCGATCGGGCGATCGCCACGCATGACATACGCCATGCAGTTGACGAGCGCACCGTCGAGCCGAAGCCGGAGCTGCTGCTTTTCGTACAGATGCGGGAACCCTTCGTACAGGTCCAACGTCGCTTCATTCGTTGATGTGATGTTCCACACCAGCACCGGTACGCTATGGCCCTTCGCAGGTTCGATGTTCGCCACCGCAGCGGCATGTGCCCCACGAAACGTCAGTCGGTGATTTCGCAGCGTTGACGCACCGAGCAGCTTTGCCGTCGGGCAGCGCTTCGCCATTTCGACACGGTTCAAGCCGACACCATATGCGGCAAACAAGCGATTACTCATGACCGGCCTCCTCGATTTTTACACATTCGTCTACGCGGAACACGATGCCCAATGTACTGCCACAATCCCATGACACATGAATGGTTCCGATATCATCGACACAAACCACTGTTCCGCGTTCGCCTCGCCGGAGTTTCGTGTAAGGATCGTTCATGCGAATCAGCATGACCCGTGTGCCTGGTTTGTAGTAGTCTTTCAGCTGCTTCAGCAGATTGGGATGAATTCCATTCATACGTCTGCCTCCGCATTCTTCGCGTCCCTGAACGCCGCGTTACCGAAAAGATTTTTCAGAAGAATGCGGCGCGATTCCTTGTACTTCGCGCCGATAAACCCAAGCCGCAGAAGGAAACACCGGAATGCGTATTTTTCGTTTTTCACTTCCTGCTCCGTCGCGCTTACGCGCTTTTGTACCCGCGCCAGCTCGCAAAGCCCCTGTACCAGTTGGTAGTAGGCGGCGATCTCACCTTGATCGTCGGTTGTCCGGAACCACCCGAATTCAATCCGGTCAGGGTGTTCTGTGATCGGCAGTCTATCTGTGCCGAGCGCTTTTTTTAGCAGCGTTGCTTTGCTCGCAACTAGCCGCTGCAAGTTTTCCATTGCAGTGGGCGTCATGCCGTTTTTCGGCAGCTCGATCACGAGATGGTCGGGAGCGGCGACTCGGGGTTTCTCTTGTTTCTGCTGCTCTGGCTCGGCCACTATGTGTTCAGCAGGCTTAGTCGCTTCGCCGACCCGTTCGCCAATGAATCCGTCGTGTGCCAGTTCGCGGATCAGCATTTCGATTTGCGCCGTGTCCGCGTCGTCCGGGCAGGTGACCGTTCCATTTTTGTCGACGGTGTACTTTCCCACCATGAAACAAAACGTCGGAGCGGCTAGATACCGCGTTGTTTCCTGCAAGATATCCCGCATGATCGAAACCAATTCCTTCCTTTTCTCCCCGGAAACGTTGTACTTGATTTGCATATGATTACCGTCCTTTCGATTTCGTAGTCATATACATTGATCAAACGAGTGTGATTATCAAGCGGTTTCTTCCATGATTGCATCAGC